GGGAAGGCTGGGCCATACTCCTCCGGCAGAAGCAGAAAAAGCTTATTATGCTTCCATCGGAAACGATGATCTGGCAGCCTGAGTTCACAGATAAAACACTCTCCAGGAAACCCGGGGCGGTTCATCTTGGTTCCACAAATCTCATTACACAAATATTGATTTTGATATTTTGGTATAAACCATTCATTGCAACATTTACATTTCCTTCGATAGATTCGCATAAGTGCTCCTTTCGTTGCCGGAAAAATCACCGTAATACTTATCTCGGGCTTCTTCAGCAACTAGTACCGCTAACTCCAGATCATCAAAGCATCCGAAGTGTTTACTCTTTCCATGGAATCCTAGCCTAACATTCCATTTTTTCTGTCGTTTGTGCCAAGTAACCCCTCTGCAACCTGATTTGCTATTCTTTCGGATCCTTATATTTCTTGAATTTTCTATTGGCAGGCATTCTCTTAAATTTTCTGGCCTATTGTCGGTCCTAATTCCATTAACGTGGTCAATTTGACCAGCAGGCCAACGATTATGAGTTATGTAAAAAACTAAGACGTGAGTTTTATATCTACGCCCATCTATCATGATCATTGAATAACCGTTGGAATCAAAAGTTCCAGCAACACTATTTAATGCTATCCTTCCCTGAGTGGGAACTTTCCATCTAAATACCCCGGTAGATTTATCGAAACTTAGTAACTCAAATATCCTTTTAACAGTTAAATCTTCTCTTTTACGGTTACATCGTCTTCGCGCTGGTTTAGCCATCGCCTTCTTCCTCCGTAATGGTTTTCTGAATTTGGCCACCTGAACAGAGCTCACCAAAGCTATGGATGTCGGTATTTCCACAATACCAAGATGGCGAAAATAACTGCATGATAAGCCTCAGGGAAAAGGGAAGACACTACCCCCGATAATTCAGAAACAAATCGAAATACATGAACTAAAGAAAAAATCACAACAAATAGAAATAGAAATAGAAATAGAAATAGAAATAGAAATAGAAATAGAAATAGAAATATTAAAACAGACCACCACATTCCTGATGTCATACTCACTAAACAATTTTTCGACAACATGGTAGCTCATAGCACGTTATCGTGTAGACACCCTCTGCTACGTATTCGGTGTTCAGTGCAATATCTACAAATACTGGAAAAATCTAAAATCGAGGCAAGTTTTTAGTGATAACTATAGTTAGACTATATTGACGACCTGATGTGCTGTATGTAATAATTAAAAAAAATATTTTCCATGGGATTTTTTATTTTAATGAAATGCAAAATATTTTTATCAATAGTTAGTATTATGGAAAACCATTAATTCAGGAGGAAACTTGATTCCAAATTCAACTTCAAATAAAGGTTATGTATGCATTGACATGCAGTGTTCGTCAACCTCTGAACCAACAGCTTCTACCTCCAGCAACCGGAGTATTAAATTAGCCGCTTCCACAAATGTATATCCGATAACAAGAAACGACTCCGAGCTCACTCTGAACGATTTTCTTGATAATAGCTCTTCTACGTCATCATTGGACTACATTAATGAATTGGGTTCTCAACTGACGTTAAATGATTTTCTTGACAACATAAAGACAAATGAGGTGGATAGAACATGTACGGATGTGGTAATTAATATCCCACAAGAGATACAAACAAATACACAGGAAAATGATTTGTTATTATCCGATAAAAATAATTCAATATGCATTGAAATCGATGAAAGAATTACAAAAATCCTAACATGCAAGCAAAAATATCAACTGGACAGCATCATTCATGAAATTATACCAAAAGAGAATGAGAGTGCAGAAACTGTTCTCCATCTTATGAGAGTTCTGAACGATCAATATCATCAGGTATATAATCAGTCAGGATGTTTTTATAAAGCCTATATGGCCATACACAATAAAATCGAACAGATACTTCCATATGCGTTCAGAGCCGGAGGCGGAATCAGCATTCACTTGCTCATACAGGCATTATTTTTTAATGGCGACTATAACAAATCACCTTCACAGTCTCAACAACCATCTTTATATACATCACCTTCTCCAACAATAAATACAGAAGCATTCTTAAGTAATGTATTATCACTAGATATAACCCAGGTACGCATACTTGGTGATTTACTATCAGCAACTTTATTTCATGCACCAACAATATTCTATCAATATCCTAAACTAATAGATGAAGTTAAGTATTGTATAAGTAATAAAAAAATAACAGGTTCGGTTATAGCACGATTTACTCTATGTTTAACAAGTACATTACTAACCATGTCACCACTGTTAATGCTTAATGGAGCAGTTAAAACAGGTAGCATAGTAAGAACTATAGGTAGGGGAGTGAGTTATGCTGATATACCATTGGCCTTAGCTATATTAGGTGACTCATGGTATAAAGCTTATAAACATGGTTCTTCTGATAACCCAAATTCTGCTCAGAGATTTATATCGCAAGAAGCGGCCTTTAAAACCACCCAGCGGGTATTAACACAAGGATTAAGTCTGATGTCCTCTTTATCGGGAGCAATCATGCGCTCTCTTGAGAAAGGCACACCACCACAAATGATGTCTTTATTCATCGTAAACATACTAAATCTATTATTTCATCAAAATCCATATGAAGGGGCATCAGCAAGTGCTAATGCTTTGAAAAGATCAACTTACTCCCATAATCCGGACATACTAAATACTCAGGCAATAGCTCTTTGTGTTGACCTCCAGCATACAAAAAATATAACCATGCCACTTTTCAAAACAAAAGACAGGATATCTTACGCATTCAATGGACAAAGAACATCCCCAGAAGACCAAAAACAAATACTGAAAGAAGTTATAAACTCCTGTACCCAAGGAGAAAGAGCCATTTTAAATACATCACAATCAGAAACATGCAAACATAAAATCGATGAGATTTATGAAAAAAGATTCTCAGAAACAGAACTAAATACATTACCAAACGAAATGGAAAATTTCTTGATATTTTTGAACAAAACTCATGAGAAAGATATTTCGCGTTTAAGCATGGGTAACGAAGTTAATGAAAAAATAATTGCAGTTATAGTCAAGACGTTAGCATATAGAGAGTCTATGTTGTGTTAGACTTTAACTCTACATTGATATAACATTAGCCAAATATTCAACAGTGTATGCGACCAAACACCAACATGTCGCATACATATACAATTTGAATATTTAATTATATTTACTTAATGTATTTCTATAAAAGCAAATTACAAACTCACAACAAAAAACCTCATAACACATTAACAATCAATTCTTTTCATCTTTATAAATTCTCATATCAGGCTTGCACCCGATAAACCGACGAAAACTATTTAAAACCCATCGAGTGAAGTAATCTCTAAAACCAAAGAAATACCAAGTGAAAATATTCACGATAAAATGCCCGGTCAAAGCCCTTCCTGTACCGCATGCAAGAACAGTAAAAAATCAGATGTTTTCATAAATATCAGTCCTCATCGTTTTGCCTGGCATGTCCTTTACCAGCAATCTTCTGTATGCACTAAGCCTAGATAGAATCCACTCAGTGTACACTGAAGCCCGCTCGACGCTTTCTTGTTCGTAACTTCGATTTTAGTCAATCACCTTGTTTTCCTCGCACGATGTCTTAGCCACCGGATATCCCACAGGTGAGCCGTGTAATTGAAGGTTTTTACGTCAGATTCTTTTGGGATTGGCTTGCGTTTATTTCTGGAGCGTTTCGTTGGAAGGTATTTGCAGTTTTCGCAGATGATGTCGGTGAAACTTCGTCGCTGTCGCCTCATGCCGCCCTCCTGACGCCCTGCCCGATCGCCATCAATGCCGCTTTGGATACAGTAGTAAACATTCGTCGAGGACTGATGAACGGTCGCCAAATCAGCAGCATGGAGCCTTTGCTGTTTCCCTTCTTCTCCAGCCCTGTCGATGGTTCGATAAAATTAATCCGTCCATCAGTGATGATGCGAACTTCGTCGACACTCTCCAGAGCCTTGCTGAACCATCCGACTGACATATCCTCTGGCACAAGCATCACTACCGTCTGTCGCTGTTGTATGCACTGCTCAGCGGCTTTTTCCACCCACGGCCTGATATTGCTGTACGGTGGGTTATTCCAGATTGCACCGTGGCTTACCCACTCAGAATTGAGCGCGTCGTCGACCTCAGTTAGCCAGTGAGCGCACAGAGCGTTTTTGTCGCTCGCAGCTGAATCCAGCCAGAATCCAAACTCAATATCCAGTGCATCAAAAAGCCAAAGCGGCGTTTGCCAGCAGTCCTTGTCGTGTGCTGGTGTATTTGATTTGATAGTCATGCAGCCCTACCTTTTCGTTGTGACCATTCATACTCTCGCCGGGAGTCATCACTCCACCGCACGTTGCGCTCTGAGCCGAACCAGAACATGATTTCGATAAGCTCAGTCATGTTGGCCTTTCGCATTTTGCTGGTACGCACGCCAAGCATGACAACGCCACCGTCGATACCAGGCGCACTTCTTTGCTCCAGTTTTTTGGTCTTAAGCCACAGGGCAGTGAACAGGTCTTTCCAGTCTTCCGGCGCCAGCCGTTGACCATGCCATAGCACCTGACGCGAAACATCGTTCAGCATCGGCCACATGCGGTCATTCTGCGCTTTGCTGCGCTTGGGTTCTTTAACGTGGACTTCGTGGGGTGACTTGTCGTCGATGGGTAGTGAGAGAATGGCGTCTATGGCGTTATTTCTGATTGCTTCGTTGCGAAGCAGAAAGGTTTGCTTCATCTCCTGCTCTCCGGTTCCATTTTTCAGCCGCCGCAGCAACTGATGGTGCCCATGCCCCCCTGGCTTCACAGAGGTCACATTCTGCATAGCCCCACACATCAATATTTATTCCGGCCTCAACCCACAGACGAGCATTACCGCCGCAAAACGGACATTCTTTTAGCTTTGGCTGGGTTAATGATAGGTCGCTCATGCTCACTCCTTCACTTAAAATCCAGACTCCGGATAATTCTGTTGCGCTGAAACTCATTGTTGAGTTTGAACAACCGTCGAAGAACACGGTCACGCGGATAGCGTCGTGCGGCAGGTGAATGCTCATACAACTCATCAAGCGGCAAACTGGACGATGAACGATACCGATACCAACGCACCAACTCTTCACGAAAATTAGCCCTGACAAGCTCAGCTATCGTACTCATTTCTTAAAACCTCCTCAAACGCATTCTGACGCATTTTTCATTCTCGCTGCTTATCGGCATGCCTTGCACGTGCTTACCTCACCACAGAGCGATTGTGATGCCTTAAAAGCGATTTATTGAAGTGATATTTGCTTAATCGAAATTCTTTTCTTTGATTCCTGCGGCCCTGATGGCTTTCATTACTGCAATTACCGTTTTGTCACGCCCATCCTCATAACCCATCGCATAAGCACCTTCTTCACCATCTTTCCAAAGGTCGTCATTCGATTCGGGCCAGTCGATATCCAGTTCAATAGCAGAGCGCGATGCCTGCCATATCACCCAGGCAAACTCTTTTAATTCATCGTCTCCCGTGAACTGGCTTTTGTCTTTTGACCACCAGTTTTCAAACTGTCGGTAGCTATCGTTCACTTCCCTCTCCCCCAAATAAAAAGGCCTGCGATTACCAGCAGGCCTGTTATTAGCTCAGTGATGTAGATGGTCATCTTTTAACTCCATATACCGCCAATACCCGTTTCATCGCTACACTCTGGCGACACTCCTTAAAAATCAGGTTCGTGCTCACCTTTCCTTCCCGTTCTTCCCTGGTAGCAAACCGGTAATACACCGTTCGCCAGACCTTACCATCAATGACCAGGATTCCTGCCCGCGCCATTTTAGCCGCAGCCTGATTTATGCTGGTTACGGTTGCGCCTGTTACCGCGGAAACGTCCTGTGCACAGAAGTTCTTATGCGTCCCGAGGTAATGAATAATTGCCTCTTTGCCCGTCATACACTTGCTCCTTTCAGTCCGAACTTAGCTTTAATTTCTGCGATCTTCGCCAGAGCCTGTGCTCGATTTAGAGGTCTGCCGCCCATGACAGGAAGTTGTTTTACTGGTTCAGGTATCGTCTCACCACGGTTAATTCGTGCTGTCATACAGGTCAGTTCATCGGCAGCCTTGCGCCGTAATTCCGCGTCAGTCAGCGCATTGGCCCGCATGTTCTGGTACAGGTTGGTAACCAGCCAGTAGTGCGCGTTTGATTTCCACGGATAAGACTCTGCATCCGGATACAGGCCACGCTTCCGGCAATACTCGTAAACCATATCAACCAGCTCGCTGACGTTTGGCAGTCCGGCGATAACGGATGCTTCTTCCCGGCACCATGCAACAAACTGCCCGGGTGATGGAAGAAATGGTCGATTCTGCCGACGGGCTACGCGCATTCCTGCGTTAACCTGTTCCATCGAGGTGATCCCGTTTTCCCGGAAAGCCAGAACCCACTGGCGGCGGATTTCATTCAGTTCGTTCTGGTCCCGGTTAGCCAGACTCGCCGGGAAAGTTGCCAGTAACTGGCTGAACACACCGTTGATGATCTGCGCTACCTGTTGTACCTGCGGCTTTTCGTCGTACTGTTCCGGCATGTTGTTGGCGATCCGACGCATCTGCTCACGGTCAAAGTTAACCATCTGTGCGGCGATGTTTTTCATAAATCCACCCCGTAAATCCAGTCAGTGTTTGTCAGGTCGAGTTTTGGTTTTCCAGCTGTCACGCCAGCCTGTTGCTTGTTACGGTTGATTTCGAGTTGGGCCCACTTGTCGCGGAGTTTGGCCGGACTTAGCACGTTACCGGACCAGAAGTTGTCCTGGCATGCCCAGCGGAACAGCACGCACATGTCGCGGTGGTTACGTCCGTCACGTTCACGCATCAGGCGGATATCGTTAGCCCACCCTGCAAAATTCGGTTTTCTGGCTGATGGTGCGATGGTCTTCACCATGTCAAACATCCACTCTGCGGCGGTCAGGTCTTCTGCTGTTCCCCACTTGCTGCCGCTCTGAATTGCAGCATCCGGTTTAACCACAGAAAGATCGTTTTCTGGCTGGTCAGAGGATTCGCCAGAATTCTCTGACGAATAATCTTTTCTTTTTTCTTTTGTAATAGTGTCTTTTGTGTCCCCCTGTTTTGAGGGATAGCAATCCCCTAATTTGAGGGATGTTTTATCCCTCGTTTTAGGGGATTTTCCCTCGTTTTGAGGGATGTCCCTCATTTTAGGGGAACCTCCCTCGTTTTGAGGGATGCACCATTCTGGGATGTTTTTATTTGGTCCAAACATGCCGCCTTGCTGCTTGATAATATTCATTCTGACGAGTTCTAACTTGGCTTCATTGCACCGTTTGACAGGTAACTTTGTAATCTCGCTAAGTTGAGAATCGGTGATTCTGTCCATTGGTTTATTCCACCCATAGGTTTTACGCAGAATGGCAAGCAGCACTTTAAACTGTCGCTTGGTCAGATCTGCGCCTGAATAAGCCTCAATCAGCATATTTGATAGTCTGGCGTAACCATCATCGAGATCTGCCACATTACGCTCCTGTTCGGCAAAGTTACCTCTGCCGAAGTTGAGTATTTTTGCTGTATTTGTCATAATGACTCCTGTGGATTGATCCAGTAATTCCCTCAGAATTCCATCTGGATTTGTTCAGAACGCTCGGTTGCCGCCGGGCGTTTTTTATTGGTGAGAATCGAAGCAACTTGTCGTGCCAATCGAGCCATGTCGTCGTCAACGACGCCCCATTCAAGAACAGCAAGCAGCATTGAGAACTTTGGAATCCAGTCCCTCTTCCACCTGCTGATCTGCGACTTATCAACTCCCACAGCTTCCGCTGTCTTCTCAGTTCCAAGCATTGCGATTTTGTTAAGCAACGCACTCTCGATTCTTAGAGCCTCGTTGCGTTTGTTTGCACGAACCATATGTAAGTATTTCCTTAACAAATAAGAAGTTATGCGCATCAACTTATGCGCGTTGTATTCCCGCATTTCGGCGGGAATGAGGACCATGACTGTTAAAGAGCAATTTGCTTATGCCGCTTTGCGGTAAGCGCTTTCTTGATACTTCAGGGCGCCAGCTGTAACGACTTCCAGTCGATAGGCGTCTTTCTCTGGGATGACTTCCTTCCACTGAGAGACTGCTGCGTCGCTAATGCCTAACGCTTTAGCTACAGCACGCTGGGTTCCGAAGTGGTCGATAACATCTTTCTTGTACATAGACTCGCCCCGAAATTAAAGAACACTTAAATTATCCACTAAAGGAATCTTAAGTCAAGTTTATTTAAGATGTCTTAACTATGAAAACTCAATTGATGGGAGAGCGCATTCGCGCTCGGAGAAAAGAACTCAAGATCAGGCAGGCCGCACTTGGAAAGATGGTCGGCGTGTCTAATGTTGCCATATCTCAGTGGGAACGCTCTGAGACAGAGCCAAATGGAGAGAATCTTCTCGCCCTGGCTAATGCGTTGAAGTGTTCCCCTGACTATCTGATGAAAGGAGAGGAAAGTCTTTCAAACATTGCCTATCACAGTAGGCATGATCCAAGAGGGTCATTCCCTCTGATTAGCTGGGTGAGCGCAGGATGCTGGATGGAAGCTGTAGAACCATATCATAAGCGTGCAATAGATAACTGGTACGATACAACCGTAGACTGTTCAGAAGATTCGTTTTGGTTGGACGTGAAGGGAGACTCAATGACGGCTCCAGCCGGTCTCAGTATCCCTGAAGGAATGATAATACTCGTCGATCCTGAAGTAGAGCCGCGTAACGGGAAACTTGTAGTTGCAAAGCTCGAAGGAGAAAACGAGGCAACTTTCAAGAAGTTAGTTATTGATGCAGGCAGGAAGTTTCTAAAACCACTTAACCCACAATATCCGATGATCGAGATCAACGGAAACTGCAAAATCATCGGCGTAGTTGTCGATGCAAAACTAGCAAACCTTCCATAAGGGGGCATTCGCCCCTTTTTTTATTTCCTTTAAAAATCAAAGCTAAACTTAAGTTACGAAAGAAAATTTAAGTTTTCTTCAAAAATACTCTTGACCATTAATTAAAGAGATCTTAAATTTAAGCCATCAGCAGGACGCTGGTAGCCAAACGGAACAGCTTGGCAGGCTCTTTAACATTGATGGGATTGTCCCGCCGAAATGCGGGAACCAAAGAGTAGTTGGCTTTGGGGTGACGTGAAGTGCAGCTGCACGACGGCAACCGGAAGATAAGCACCCGGCGCGTCACCGCCAAAGTCAATCATCGGAGGTCAACATGACAGTAGTCATTACATATCTGGCTGACGATAACGCCAGAAATCGCCGCAGAGCACGCAGACAGGCTCAACGTGAACAGGCAATGCAAGAGCAGCGACTGGCGCGAAAAATTGCGCTAAAGCTCTCTGGTTGCGTCAGAGCAGATAAAGCAGCATCACTCGGAAGCCTTCGCTGCAAGAAGGCAGAAGAATGCAGTGGAAGTATTTGCCTGCCAAACGTAGCCATTTACTCGGCAGGCTACCGGAAATCAAAACAACTGACGGCGAGATGATAAATTCATTTGCTAATTACTTGTTTTTGCCATGCTTATCCTGAGCGATAAGTTCATCCATAAGGCTGTCTTTCTTCCCAGCAAACCTAATGTAGCACTCATTTCTATAGCGTTCAGGGATAACAAAACGGTCGATTTCAGGATATCCAGTAGCAGAAGGTATCCGAATAAGAAGCCCTTTTTCGAGCAATGAGATTGCTTCATGGCTTCCCTTTTCTGTCTTTAGCTGGTTATTCGCGGCTACAGCGAATGCCAAATACGCTCTTTCTCCAAGAGTTAACGAATCAAACAAATCTTGCACATATTTTTCTTCTTTAGATTTGCGCTTCTGAGCAGCGGATACCTCAATTCTTTCAGTCACAGCGTGATAAGCGGAATTAACAACACCGTTAAGCACATAGCTAACGCAGAACAACAGGATGTAATACATCCAATAATGAGGAAGGATTTCTGGATTATGCAGGTTTATCCATTCTTTTACGCTTACCGGCATAACAATAATCAATATGATCAGGATGATTAGCATATGAATCAACTGTTTAAGTGTCATTCCTTGCAGGAAAAAATGCATTAGTTCCTGCCACCATGAGTTGTTCATCGGCGTTTCTCTTTTGCTCTCTGTAGGGGTGAATAGAGTTTATCCGATTTCTCGCTGTAGGGGTACACGAGAACCACCGAGCCTGATGTGGTTAAAAGACAGGCACAATCTTTACTACCGCAATCCACTATTTAAGGTGATATATGGAAGAACAAGCAAACAAGATTCTCGTAGAACTACTGCAAAAAGCCAGTAATGGAATAGACGCGGCTGTTTCATTTAGCCAGGCACAGATTCCTGATGTTGTTCATCAGTTGCTGCTATGGAATATGGTTGACAGTCTGATTAAAACATTAATAGCCATTCTAACAATCCCACTGGTTTTCTGGTTTATGAAGAAGCAGTGCCAAAGAGTTGAGACAGGTAAAATCGGTGATGAAGGATACTCATGGGAGAGGGGAAATCCCAAATACAGGCCGACAATGGTTTGGGATAGCAAAGGAGATATTAACCTTCTTATCATGCCATTGGTTGGAGTTTTGACTCTGTGGGGGATTTTTATTATTGGTGTAGTAACCAATATGACTTGGTTAAAAATTTGGCTGGCCCCAAAACTTTACCTTATCGAATATGCAGCATCATTGGTTAAGTAATTTCAGGCCGCATAGTCGGCCTTTATTTTTGGCATAAACAACAGAGGCTAACATGGAATTTAAAGGTACCGAAGGTAAGTGGGAAATAATGATGGATGGCGATGAGATTAAAATCATCCAGGCAGACTCACTTGAAAATGGCGCAGGCTGGCGTTCGTATATTGCAATCTGTGAGGAAGTTCAATGCATTGAAGATGCCAATCTAATAGCGGCAGCACCTGACCTTTTAAATGCCCTGCAAGCGATGCTAAACAAGGCATACAAGCAAAACTGGAATGACCATTATCCTGATGAAGTATCGAAAGCACAGTCAGCAATCAGCAAAGCTCTTGGGGAAGAATGATGAATAAGAAATACATCGTTGAAGTTATAGAGCGAGAAACGAAAGAAGTAATTAAACATTTCGAATTTGATAATTATAGAAAAGCTGACCGCGTAGAAGAGGGATTGTTGCGGCAAAGTAATCTCGAAAAATTTGATGTTGTCATGCGATGCGAATAAGCGCCTATATCAGATTTGCGAGTCTGCTATGTGAGCAATGTCGCTCGTAACTAAACAGGAGCCGACTTGTTCTGATTATTGGAAATCTTCTTTGCCCTCCAGTGTGAGGGCCTTTTTATATGCATACCAATAACGCTTCACTCGAGGCGTTTTCGTTATGCAATCAAACAGAAGGAGCATCCTATGCAACAGTTCGCTATTGCAGGGCGGCATCGGTTCGCCCTTTCAACCCGATTGAACCGCCCCGGGTTTCCTGGAGAGTGTTTTATCTGTGAACTCAGGCTGCCAGATCATCTTTTCCGATGGAAGCATAATAAGCTTTTTCTGCTTCTGCCGGAGGAGTA